CCTGCTCCTGAGGGTGAGACCATCCCATGGGCAAAACTGTACTCCCACGCCTTCCAAGGTCCTGGTGGTTGGTACATCGAGAACTCTCGCACCACTATCAATGAGAAAGATCCCGTTGGTGAAGTGAACCGCCGTCTCTGGAACAGCGGTGCTGATGAAGACAAAGAGACTGCTCGTAAGCAGAAGCGTAAGCTCCAGTATTACAGCAACATCTATGTCGTGAAGGATCCTAAGCATCCTGAGAACGAGGGTAAAGTATTCCTTTACAAGTATGGTAAGAAGATCCATGATAAGATCCTTGCTGCCATGCAACCTGAGTTCCAAGATGAAGAACCAGTAAATGTTTTTGATCTGTGGGAAGGTGCTAACTTCAAACTGAAGATCAAAAAGGTCGCAGGTTACTGGAACTACGATAGTTCTGAGTTTGATTCTGTCTCTGCTCTCAGTGCTGATGATGATGAACTGGAAGCAACCTGGAAACTTGAGCACTCCCTGGAAGCATTCACTTCAGCGGATCAATTCAAATCCTATGAGGATCTTGAGCGTCGTTTGAACCTTGTGTTGGGAATTGGGCAGCGACCTGCTCCCCGTCCTTCTGTTGAGGATGAAGAGTATGAACCAGTCGCTGCTACTGGTGGGTTCAATGACCCTGATATCACCTCTGCTCCCTCTGCTTTTCGTCAGCAGATGAGTGCTCCCTCTCCTGTCAAGGAAGAGGCAATCGTTGAGGATGATGATGCTCTGTCCTACTTCGCTAAACTTGCTGAAGAGTGATCAAGAAAGTGCTAGGGGTGGTCTTCCACCCCGTAACAGCAATGAACTTACTGTTCGTTGGAACTTTAGGAATGATTGAACTCATTCACATCAGAGCACACCATACTTTAGAACAAGATGTCCATGGACATGTTCACAGAGCATTAAAAAATAATCCAGAACTAGCACGGTCAACGTGTTACGAATTGGATTAATCAATTCCATAAAACTGGAAAAAAAATTCGGGCAATTTTTTGCCCGAAAAAGTCAACCAGTTTTCTTTAGACGCTGACTAATATAGTTGGCGTCTTTTTTGTATAGATTTTGTTTTCTAAAATCATTTACAAATGATGTGAGATAATCTGATTTAAGGAGATAGATTTCTCTTTTCTTTTCATTCTCATCATGGAACCATTCAGCAACGGTGACGGGACGGCAAATCTCGTTGCCGTTTTTTGTTACAATAGCACCGTCAATGTTTAGTTTATGTGTTTCATTGTAAAATGTCTCATCTACACGTTGACCTACTTTATATGGTCCGATTGCATCTGTTTCGTAGTGGTGAATTTCTGAATAAGGATCATCATATTCACTCTCTAATACTTTATATACTTCGTAGTTAGTCATTGGCCAATCATATTGTACATTAACCATGTTGTTGACTAAAAGAATAACCCAATCATAGAATGGATCTCCATATGCTTTATCTGCTAGAGAATCTGGACGCTCTCCATCTTCAATCGCATATTTTTGAAAGAGTGTGACATTGGAAAAGATGTCATCACTAATTTTATATCTACGAAAGAAATTTTTCGCAGTTACAAAGTCAGACTCTGAGAAAGGATAGCTAATTGGTTTCTCGTCATACGAGATGTTTGGGATGAGTGAAAAATACATTTTACCTTACTGATTTACCGACATCTTCAGCAAAACAAATCTTTGTTTCCTGGAAGTTTAATTGTAATCCCACTGCTACTGGTTGTCCGTCAGAATATGTAGCGTAAGTTCCATCAGGTGTGTAGTTCACATCGACTGATGTTAATGCACACATTTTATATCGTGGCATTCTAGGATTTTCATTGGATCCTTTCATGAAGGAAACTCTAACTAGTTTTGGCACACCAATAAATCCTAATTTTACTCCTTGATTATTTCCGTCTTGATTAAATCCTAATACTTTTCCTGGGTATTTTGATGGCAGCATAGCTTTTTTAAACTGCTCTGTCAGATTATTAACTTCTACTGATTCTTTTTGGTGCCTAGGAACCAACTTAAAGTTCAATGAAAAATTTCTCATTTGAATTCCACCAAATAATAATTCTGTATTTGGATTGAAAATTGCTCCAGAGATACCACCAAAGATATCGTCATAAGATAACGAGTCGCCTGTTAGTTTGCTGGTAGCTGCTTGTAAAGCAGCAGCACCTGCTAGTGGTCCTACTTTATCAAGTAAATTATTAATAGCAGTTGCTCCTGATGCTACTTTATCTCCAAGACCCTTCCGACCCATAGCTCGCAGACCCTCTGTTGCTAGAGTGCTCATAGATTTTCCATCCCAGTTTGCTCTAAATCCAGTTGAAACATCTTCTGGCATGTAAAGCATTATTGGTTTATAACCACTAGCTGAGACATATTCATTTGCCATATTATAGTCGAACACTCCGCCATCAGGTTTTCTGTCGCCAAATGGAGCTTTGTAATCATAAAACTGGAACAGTACAAAATCACCGTCTTTTGTTATACCTCCCTGATCCTCTCCTGCCATTGGATAACGATAACTACCATCACCTTCTGCTGGTCTCGCTACTGAAGGAAGTGTTTTTAAATTAATTAATCCAGCTCTTGCTCTCGCATCACCTGCTTTATTTTCCCTTTGAGTGTCTAGATCATAACCTAATGCTATACCAACTACTCCTTCTGGGGGTTGTACTATTTGTCTTCCCCCTTGTGGTTTGAAATTGAGTGGTTGCGGGACGAATCCAAAACTACCAGCAGACCATGTGGGGTCATTAATATCAACAGGTCTAGGTCCCCATACGTAGGTTTTACCACCAGTAACGTAATAATCTCCTGGTTTATATGTTTGGGGTTTTTGAGTTGGTTGTGCTGATGGTGACTGCTCTTCTGCCATTACCTAGACATCTCCTTGGATTTTTTAGTACCGTATCCTCTGATCATTCTCTGACCTGTGATTTTGTCGTAGAATTTATCATCGGTTTCTTCCCAAACAGTTTGTCTGTCGATAGGAAAGTTTCTTCCATTCACATCCTTTACAAAGTCCTCGGTTGGTAGAAGAATGGCAGTGTCCCATTCTTTAGAAGCGAGGTCAAGATATAAACCTTCTACATGGTTACTGAGATATTTATGGAAACATGCCTTAGGTATGTCAATTCTACCTTGCATTAGTTTCTTCACAGTAACGATTCTCTTTTTGGGGGAGAGGTAATGTAAGTTAGCACCCCAGAATTCACTCTTGCCTGGTGCTTTAAAACAGTATACTAAAGGAAATCTATCATAGTAAGGCAACCACCTTGATTTTGCCTTGTATTCAAACATATACAGATGACCTGCTACAGCATATCTACGCAATTCATTTGCGTCTTGTTCTTCTACAGCACCAATTCTATCCCTTTTTTCTTCTAAGATATATTTGTTAAAGTTCTTTTTGTATTTACTTGCTTCTGCTTTTACAGCGTTTCTGTACCATGTAAGAGATTTTTTTTCTCCACCAGTAGAATTAGATACTCTTTCAAAGAGTGTTTTATATCCTGGGTTTTTGTTTACGCTGTTGCGTTGTATTGAGGCGAATCCTGTTGCCATTGCTCTAGACTCCTAAGTGATCTTCGGTAAGTATTAAGAAGTTCATCTGCCTGTCTTCACAATACTCTCGCGCAGCAGACCACTTAGTTTGGTTTTTTGCGTAAGTCAGAGCAGCATTACGATAGGCAGCAGTTTTTTTGTTTTTGTCATTCGGTGGTTTTGTTTGTTTCTTGGGTTTTACTTCAATAATATATTTTGTGACCTTACCAGACTTTTCGCGAACTTTAATGTAGAAGTCAGGAAAGTATCTTCTCACTTTACCATCAGGAGCTCTGTATGGTATAATAACTTCTTCACTACCCCACTGTAAAATGGATGGGTTGTTGTCACAGAATACCATGAACTTTCGTTCCCACAACGATCTGTAGATGATGTTAGTGGGATTGCCACGATACTTCTGAGGATTTACAGGTTTGTAAATACCAGAGTATGCCATAAATATAGAAGGACCAACATAGGTATTTAGCGTGTCAATCAACAGCTTTTTGTCTGCCATCTCCGCTAGAGGCGGGATGTCATACTCAAATAACTACATTGTTGCATTTGAAAATGTGCCAATTAGTTACGCTGGATTGTCGGAAGAAATTGAGTATTTTTGTGATGAAGCACAACTTCCTAACATCAATACAGCAACTGGAACTATAAATGGACTTTATACTGGACTTGGTAATATAGACTATCCACACACTAAAGTTTTTACAGAACTTCAGTTAGGATTCATGTTAGATGCTGACTTATCTGTGTTAAAATATTTGAACGCATGGTACAACTCTATTTTTATTGAGACTGGTACTAGCGAAAGTAGATCTACCAGAGTAAAATTTAGGAATGAATACACAGGAACCATAAAAATTACAAAGTCTGAAACTGGTCCAGATTCTACAACCCAAAGAAAACCAATTACATATGTTTTGGAGCAAGCATATCCATATGCTATTGATTCTGTTCCACTACAGTTTGGTTCTTCTCAGATCACAAAAGTAACAGCACAGTTTAAATATCAAAGACATTATACAGTTGATAGAAATATTCGCAATATCAAGGATTCTAATATTCCAGCAAGTGGAGTTTTAGTTGGAGAAGTTGAAATTGGACCAGGAATATTCACACAACAATGGTTGCTTCCAAATGGAAAAATTGTTGAGAAACGAGACAATAAAGTTGGAACTGGAACACAACCTACAGCCCGCTAAATTTAATTTTTTGATTCCATAAAAGGGCGAAAATTTTTCCCGCTAATTTTTAGGTAAAAAAGTCGCGCTAAATATACATATGAACTGGTCTAAACATAATGGCATTACCACAAGTTGTGCTTCCAACTTATGAGTTGGAAATTCCGTCTAATGGCAAAAAAATCAAATATCGCCCATTTGTAGTAAAAGAAGAGAAATTACTTCTTCTGGCAATGGAGTCAGAAGATGTGGGTCAAATTGAAGCAGCAGTAAAACAATTATTGAAAGGTTGTATTCAATCTAGAATTAAAATTGATGATTTAGCAATTTTTGATCTAGAATACATTTTCCTTCAGATTCGTGCAGTTTCCGTTGGGGAAGTTGTTGATATGAATATTACATGTGAGGATGATGGACAAACTACAGTCCCTTATAAGTTAAACTTGTTAGAAGTTGAGGTACAGAAACCAGAAGGTCATTCTAACAAAATTATGCTTTCTGATGAAATGGGTATTGTGATGAAATATCCAAAATTTGATACTTTTATCACTGGATCGATTATTGGTGAATCTCTAACGGCAGAATCAGTTATTGATGTTATTGCTGGTTGTATTGATCAACTTTTTGACGCTGAAGATGTATATGATAGTTCTACTACTACTAAAAAAGAATTTAAAGAATTTTTAGAAAATCTTACCAATAGTCAATTTGAAAAAATTCAAGAATTCTTCCAGAGTTCTCCAAAACTAGAACATACTATTAAAATTACAAATCCCAACACTGGTGTTGAAAATGAAATAGTATTTTCGGGATTATCGTCTTTTTTCGGATAGCACTCTTCCACAACACGTTGGAAGGGTATTATAAAACTAATTTTGCTTTGATGCAGCATCATAAATATAGCTTGAGTGATGTTGAAAATATGATGCCGTTTGAGAGGCAAGTTTATGTTTCTCTATTGATGCAGCATTTGGAACAAGTTAAACAACAACAAGAAGCGGCAGCTAAACAACGATAATGGCACACGGATATCTAAACCCTACAGATTTAAGAACCGAGAGAAATTTTCTTGGTGACATTGCTGGTGCTATCGGAAACAGAATTGGCAAAGCGTCTGATATGGCACGCAGAGAGCGTGCTTATGCAGAAAGTGTTGGCGAAAAAAATAATACCTCTCTTGCGGAAGCTGGTATTGGAAGAGGTCATTTTTTCCAGAGAGCACTAGGATCTACTTTCGGTGGTGATGCTCTAGCAAAAACTAGGGGTAGATTTGCTAAAGATGCTACAATGAGCATCGATCCAACAGGATCGCAAGCGTCTAGATTTAGAGGTGGTTTTGTTGACAGGGGTCGTTATGATTATTCTGAAGAAATTTTTGGTGCTCCTGCTGAAAGAGCTGGAGCATTAGCAACAATTTTTGGTGGTGGTGACAGTGGTCCTGGTGTTGCCCAAAGATTAATAGAAGCAGGACCGCAAGCAATTAATCCTGAGGTTCTTGGTGGAGAAACTGCCAAATATCAAGGAACTAAAACTAATGCTGCTGGATTTACTGTTGATACTACGGCAACAGAAATTAAGGATATTGCTGGTATTTTGAATCAAATTGGTCAGTTGATGGTTAGAACCAACAACAGTACCATTCAGGCAGTTGATAGTGTACAAAAAGTAAATGTTAAAGTTGTTGAAAGTATACAGAGTCTAGGACAACTTCAAGTTGGTATTGCCGAAAGACAAATTCAAAACCAGAAATTACTTGCCGCTAATGCTGAAAATACAGCAGAAAAAATTGCTTCTAGGCAACAGGCATCTTCTGAAAAAGCAAATATGGCACAGAGACGTGTGTCTAGTGGGGATTTGGATCCAGAGGGTTCTGGAATGGAAGGTCCAGAAGCTGGTGGTATTTTAGGTAGTATGTTTGGTAGTCTAGGAAATATTTTAGACACTGGAATGAGTTTACTTGGTGGTGGTCGCCGTGGTCGCCGTGGTCTTAGTAGAATGAGTCGTGCTGGTAGAAAAGCACAAAGAGCACAAGGATTTTCTACTGCTAATGCTGGAGACGTTGGTATTCGTGGAATGAATTTCCGCAATAACAGTATGACTGGCGGTCAGTTATCTACAGCAAGAATCCAGGCTGGCGACATGCGCCCAGGTTCGCTTAGTAGAGCTCAAAATGATATAACAAAGAGATACGCTCAAAGATATGGTGAAAAAGCTGCCCTGAAACGCTTTGGCGCAGAAGGTTTAGAAGCAGCAGGAATGACTCTTACAAAAGGAGCAAGAGTTGCGAAATTCTTGAGTCCTGTTTTAAAGAGAGTTCCTTTAGTTGGTGGACTGTTAGATTTTGGTGTAAGTCTTGCTTTAGGAGAATCTGTTGGTAGAGCAGCAGCGAAAGCAATTGGTGCTACTTTAGGTGCAGGATTGGGTACTCTTGTTCCTATTCCTGGCGTTGGAACTATCTTAGGTGGTATTGCTGGAGATCTGTTAGGTGGTGCTGTATATGATGCTCTACGTGGTGGTGCTAGTAATAACGATGAGGCAGGATTAACTCCATTTGCTACAGGTGGTATTGTTACACAACCTACAGCAGGTTTGGTTGGTGAAGCTGGTCAAGAAGGTGTTTTCCCACTTGAGGGTGCTAGAGGCAGGAAAACATTCCTTATGTTTGGTGAAGGTATATTAGAAGCACAGAAACAAAATAAAAAATTATCCGCTGAAATTCAAGCAAGAGGATTAGCAGAATATTTTGATAAAAAACCATGGTGGGAAAATTTACTTGAAGGATTAAAAAATTTCCTTCCTAATTGGAATCCATTCCAAAGAAATCCCAGAACTCCTCCTGGTCCTGGTCCTGGTGGTGGAGATATTGATGTATCTAAACTTGCTGGAGATACCCCAGAAGCAAAAGCATGGTTGGCAGCAATTAACGCTACAGAAGCAGGTGGTAAGGACAGATATAACACACTAGTTGGTGGTGAGGTTGTTCCTGAATTGACACAAATGACAATGCAGGAAGTTTATGATATGGCGTATGGAAGTTCTATTGGACAAGGATTCTTGCCAGAAAGATTTGGCGGTAGAAAAGTTAGATATGCTTCCCCAGATGGTACAGTATATTCTTCTCATGCTGCTGGTGCTTTCCAATTCCATCCAGGTACAATGATGGCGAGAGTGAAGCAAGCGGGAATGGACCCATCAACAACTTTATTTACTCCTGAAAATCAACAAAAACTCGCTTTAGCGCATTTGATGAATCTTGGTGTTGATCCAAATAAAGCAATGAATTCTGCTTCGTTATCAAAAGCTGGATCACTGGCAGGATGGCAAGGATTGTCTGTGGAAAATGGACATATCACAGAAGCTGGTGCTATGAAACTGTATGCGGACATGTTAAAGAAAGCACGAGCTGGTAACTCGACGTTTGGTTCAAATAATGAAAGTCCTCCTCTTGACGAAAAAACCAAAGGACTACTAGAGATGTTTGGTCTGGAACCAGATCGTTCTTCTTTAAAAACCACACCAGTTAAAACATCATCTTTTATAGGACCACAACCTATTAGTGATTTATTAACAACGTCAGCACAAGTTGATTCTCAATCAAGAGCACAATCATATCAACCGTTGATGTTTACACTACCGTCACAGCAATCTACAGATTCAAATAGCGGTCAGCAAGGATTTGCTTTAGGACTAGCAACTGCTGGTTCTTCTGGAATGGGACTTAATCCATATTCTAGTCTTGGTCTCATGACTCTTAAATAATCATGGAAGCATCAAACCCCACTGATTTTACACTAACAAAAGTCATCATTTATCCAAATGGTGATAAAGAACCACGTCCTATTACGGCTCTGGTTAATACTTTTGAATATGTAGAAAATATTACACATCCATTTTTATCAGCAAAAATGGAAGTAGTTGATAGTGCTGGACTTCTTACTACACTTCCAATTCAAGGTGGAGAAAAAATAGTAGTAGAAGTTGATGCGAAAGCATTTAAAAAGAAAATGGAGTATGAATTTGTTATTTGGACGATTCAAAATAGATTTGCTAGACAACAAAAACAATCATATGATATTGGTTTAATTTCTATGGAGGCATTAGTAAATGAAATTACTAGGGTTAATCAACCATTATCTGGAAATCCTGAGAATATCATAGCTAAACTCCTCAATGAGAGATTGAAAACAACTAAGACAATATTTGGTGAACCATCAAAATTTGAAGTTAAGATGGTTGCGAATTATATGAGAACATTTGATATAATTGCGGAAATTGCCACAAAAAGTGTTTCAGCACAAACAAATTATAATTCTACGAATAATCAGAACAATAATAAATCAGAACAACAAGTAAAAGGATCTGCAGGATTTTTCTTTTGGGAATCGAAAAGAGGTTACAATTTTTTTGCTGTTGATTCTTTGTGTGCTGATCAAGATAGCAAATTAAAATCAAAAAATTTAGATTCTCCACCATGGGGACAATATGTGGAGACATTAGGAAATCAAGAAGGAATTGACACTAGATTTCAAATTTTGGAGTCTAATTTTGAATCTGAAATTGATTTACTTAGTTCATTGAGACACGGAAAATACTCATCCATGTTGGTATTTTTTAATCACTCAACGGGACAATATGAAGAGTATGTGTACAAGATTAAGGATAGTTATGACAATATGGCACATTTGGGTGGTCAGGAAGGAATTACTTTGATTCCAACAAATCAAATTGAATTATCTGATTATCCAAGTAGAATCATGTCTGTATTCTTAGATCACGAATCATGGTATAATGAAGCAACACCTGCCTCACCCGATCCAAAAGATGGAGCAACAGATCCTACGAAATTTGCTGACTGGCAAAAATATTATACAGCACAATCTTTAGCAAGATTTCAGTTGCTTAAGAATCAAATGTGTACTATAGTTATTGCTGGCAATCCAGATATTTGCGCTGGTGATAAAATTGATATTAGATTAGTCAACAAAGTTGGAACAGTTGAAGGTAGAAAAGAACCATATGACCCAGAAAGCAGTGGTGTGTATTTAATTTCTGAAGTAGCACATTTTTACGACACTACGAATGGTCCTGGTGGCAAATTTACAACAACTCTCAGACTAATGAGAGATTCATACGGTCTAAAAGATAGACCATCAAACCACGGCACTAAATAACACAAGGAGGTAATTACCTATGGAAAGTATCGAAAAGCATATCGAGAAGGATAAAGAGATTCTTGGGGATCCTACAACTTCTCCTCAGCAACGTCGTCATATTGAAGGCGAACTGCATGAATTGGAAGAATATGTAGAACACCACAAAAAAGAAATCGAAGCTGGTGATCATCATGATCCCACATACCTTGAACTCTATTGTGATCAAAACCCATCAGAACCAGAATGTTTAATTTACGATGATTGATTGATATGGATCAGTTATTATCACAGTTAATACCAACTCAACGCATTGGAAACGATGGTTTCAATTGGTGGGTGGGGCAAGTAGAAGGAACTGCCGCAGACGAAAAAAACAATAAAGGCGGATATCGTTTCAAAGTTCGCATCGTAGGATATCATCCTAAGAGTAAGGATATTCTCGATACGAAAGACTTGCCATGGGCTAACGTGATGATGCCAGTCAACGTACCCTTCATGCCTGGTAATGTTGGTGGAGCACATCCTCAACTTGTTAAGGGGTGTTGGGTAGTTGGTTTTTATCTAGACAATAATAAGCAAAAACCCATTATCATGGGTTCTATTGGTCAAACTCCTGGTGCTACAACTATTTCCCAGAGTGAAAGACCAGGAGATGATGAATCTTTTAAAACATATAATAATTGTACAGCAAGACCAGTAAATCCAGCAACGGATGGAAAACCAGCAGAGGAAAGTGATGGTGGTGAGGGCGAATCTAATAAAACTACTGGTGCTTTAGATGATGGCACATCAAATGCTGATGGTCAGAGAGTTCCACCAGCAGACAGAAAATATAATGGTCAAAAAGATGAAAAGTGGTGTCAAACAGTAGCAGAAAAGTGCGATAATGAAGACATCAAAACAAAGACTACAATTCTTCTTGGTGAGTTTCTAGCAGAAGTACAAAATAATAATGGCAATATTGGCACTTACTTGATTAGTCCTATTAATGGAACTATCAATGATGGTGTTGGTATTGCTAGAAAATACGTCAATAAATTTCAAAAAGTTATTACTGAATTTGTTGCGAGAGTAAAAGGATTTGTAATTGAGAAACTATCCAATGCGGTAAAGGATCTCATTAACGCATTGATTTACCCAGATGATACTGGAAATGTTCTAACTCCTGTTACAGAATGGTTCAATAACATATTGAAAGATCTTGGGTGTCAGATGGCAGACCTTGGAGATCGCTTGGCAAAGTGGTTGACAAATGTGTTAATGAGTTATGTCAATCAAATTTATCGTGCTGCAGCATGTCAAGTAGATGCTTTAGTCAATGGCATTTTATCAAAGATGAATTCTTTGATGGAAGATATCTTGGGTAAAGTCTTGGGTCCAATTCAAGATATTTTGGGTGCTATTGCTGGACCACTTAATATTCTTGGTGGAGCAATTAATTTTGTGTTGAATCTTCTGGGAATTTCTTGCTCTGGTCCTGAGAATGAGTGTGCCAAATATAAAGCAGTTTGTACAGATGGCGAGAAGAAGAAAGATAAAAATGACAAAGATTTCCTTGATGATTTATTAGAGAGTATTGATAATTTATTCCCTGCTACTGGTGCTGATTATACTCAGTATGTTTGTGATGAAGCATATAAAGGAGCACCATTAGAAGTTACTACTGTTGGATTTACTGGTGGTGTTCCAAGAGACGGCACTAGATCAGGAACACCTACAACAAAGAAGCAGAAGATTTCATATACAATATCTGATGTTAAGGTGACTGAAGGAGAGCAAGCACAGTTTGTAGTTACTAGAACTGGATACCTAGAAGTAGCATCTTCTGTTACTTTTAAGACTCTTAAAAGAGGCGAAGCTACCCCGAATGAAGATTATTTGCCAGCAGAGGGAATTCTAGGTTTTGCTCCAACTGAAAAAGAAAAAACTATTATTATCGATACTTTGTATTCTGATGAAAGAGAACAAGAAGAAGATTTTTATATCAGACTGAAGAGAAACTCTCCTTCAAAGGGTAGTGGTGTTAGAAGTAGTTTTATCAAAGCTGTTGGTAAATGTACAATTACTGAGAGAAATGTTAAAGAACCATATGATCCTTATAATCCAAAACCAGTAAATCCATTTCCAGATATTCCTACTGTTTTCCCACCAGATGAAATAGATGTTCCTACTGATCCAGAGTATCCTGATGAAGTTGATGTGCCAGATTCGGTAACAAACATACCAGCATACGCTGTAACTGCTGATAGAACTTCCTGTCCAGAAGGTGAGTTTATCATATACACTATTACTACATCCAATGTTGAAAATGGAACCATCTTATACTATTCATTAACAGGAAATGGCATTACCGCTGATGATATTATTGGCAATAATTTAACAGGACAGTGTGTAATTAACAATAATTCTGCTGAAGTAACAGTGGGAATAGAAGACGATGGAGTCGTAGAAGAAGAAGAAGTTTTACGTTTCACATTAAATGGTACTGGTGCTGCTACAGATGTTCTTATTACAGCACCAGATGGCGAAGATGGTGATGATGATGATGATGGGGAGGGAGAAAGTCCAGAGACTGAATTTGATGATTTTGTACCGCCCACAGTCAATCCAATTAAGGTCATCACTGACCCAGGTGGTGGTATCATAGAGATTCCTATTGAAGATCCTGGTGATCCTTGGGAAGAACCACCATATGTTTGGATTGGTGGTGAAGGTATCGGTGCTACAGCAACTCCTTTACTTGATCAGAATGGGTTTATTACGGAAATTCGTATAAAATCTCCTGGATATGGATATAAACTAAACATTCCTGATAATGCAGGTGTTCGTTGTATCATTGATAGTTTTACTGTATTAAGTCCTGGTGTTGGATATAAAGAGACACCCGAGATGTATGTTGATGGAGAACTTGGTATTGCCGAAGCGATCATCAATGAAGATGGATTTGTTATTGGTGCCAGAACTTTGAATAGAGAACTCACATTCTCTGAGTTCCCTGAAATTGTAATTGTTGGTGGCGGTGGATATGGTGCTAGACTATTACCATCTCTAGCATGTCTAGATACTGAGGCATTGACTGTTGTTGGTGCTACTAAGATTGGAACTGGTCGTTACGTTGATTGCCCATAATGCCACACTCTGTACCTGCTAACGAATACCCTACTGGTATTTTTAAACAAACAACACCAGATGAAGTTCAGCAACTTGATCGTGGTCCTAGATTTAACACTGCTTTCAAGGGTGCTCTGACTCGTTCAGAGATCTATGAGAGAATGTATCCTGATGGTCAAACAGCAACATTGAGAATTGATGGACCAGCTACAAACGGTGGGTTCCTAGCACTCCAGTCTGGTGGATCTGTAATGATCGTCACTGGAGAAAAAAATGTAGAGAAGGGTCCTGGCAGTGGCAAACTATGTATTCATTCTCACGGACAACAGCAAAAACACGAGCAAAGAACTGATATCGAGTATAGTGCTGGTGATGATGAAGAAAACCAAGCGTTGAATATGATTGCTTATGGTGATGTTGTGGAGCAAGCAATTGGTAGTACACGTCACATTAGAGCACAAAAAATTGTTATTTCAGCATCTGAAGAATTATTTTTGATTGGTAAATCACAAGTATTCATTCAAGCAGGATCTAATGGTGGTGGTACTATTACCATGAATGCTGGTAATGTTGAAAAAATTACCAATAATGATAAAGAAGTTATCTTAGGACAGAAGATGACTTTTGGTGTTTCTGAGGAGACTACGGTTCAATTTGATCCTAGAGCATCAATCAACGCTGTTTCTCCTGGTCATGTCAATCATAAGATTTTGGGAGACTATAAAGTTTGGGTAGGTGGTGTAGAGCAGCATATTGTTGCTGGTGGTCCAGCAGTTCCACCACTTGTCAAAGATAGATTAAACAGTTATTCTGTGAAGACACTACTAGGAAATTCTGAGATTCAAAGTGTTGCTGGTAACACGAGTCTCAAGGGACTATTAATTTTACTTAACTAATTAATCAGATATCCGTATCGAAAACTGGCACAAGGGGGGTTGTTTGACCCCCTTTTTAATGCTAAATTACTCTTGTAGCAAATCAGGGGACTGCCTCAATTACCCGCACAACCCACTTGACACACTCTGCTTCAAGTGCTACAATACATTCAACGGGACAAGTCGAGTCCCTATCCATCTGCGGGTAATCACTCCGCAAGTAAACAAAGGTATTAAAATGATCAAATCTGTATTCGCAGCTACTGCTGCTCTGTCCGTTTCTGCTGGCGCTGCTGTTGCAGGTCCCTACGTCAACGTGGAAACCAATGCTGGTTGGACTGGCTCGGAATATAACGGTGCCGCAACTGACCTTCACGTAGGCTACGAGGGCGCTTTCAGTGAAACTGGTTCCTACTACATCCAGGGCGGCGCTACTGTGCTGACTCCCGATGGTGGTGACACTGACACCGTTCCTTCTGGTAAGGCAGGCATTGGTCTGGGACTGACCGAGGCACTGGGTGCTTATGGTGAGGTTTCCTTCGTCGGTTCTGGTGATGAGGATCTGGACCGTGGTTATGGTGCTAAGTTGGGTCTGAAGTATTCCTTCTGATCTGAATAACAGTGAGGGCACCTTCGGGTGCCCTTTTTTTATGCTTCTAAATATTGTGTATGATTCTTCATTATGAACTACAAACCGTACAGTCCAGAGTGGCACAGATATCGTTATCTAAAGGAAGCTATTGATACGTACCTTGACGACTACGTTGAAAACGATATCATTATGGGTGATATCCTTAGTATCGTGTGTGATCGTCAAGAGAAAGCACATGCTGAGTATCATCGACTCGAAGACTTAGAACTTAAACTAGATTTCAGAGACTGACATGCTATCTACTCAATACAGACTAAGACTAGAATTCATCTGTAAGAAGATCGCAAACAAGGAGGAAGTAAAATTAGAAGATATGATCTGGGTGGAGAAACTTGCCAAGAGACATACTACTGCTAGGGACTGGTTAAACAAAGCACGTCGTCAGGCAGCGCAGGACATCCAGGAAGGCAGTATGGATGATTTTATGAATAGGATGGGTCTAGGAGATCCAGACCCCTCCAACTACCGCACAGGGTTCGATGGTGCGGATGATATTAAAGACTGGTTCGGACGAGACAAACCTGATGATTGGAGGCAACGTGACTAATGATTTTTTAGACAACTTGGGTGCTAATCAATATCGGAAGATGCATCAACCCAAAAAAATTAAACTCACACCTCAAACATATATTGATATGAATGAGGAATTTGAGCAAAACGGTGATAGGGTAAGAATTGAAGTTCCTACTCAAGAAGCAATTGACAAATGGCAGAACTGGATCGATCCAGACATGCATAATAGAACTGTAGAACCTAAAGATATGGTTCAGGAAATGTGGGATGCTATTGGAGGACGACCCAATGACTGAAGAATGGAGAGAAGCAACTAACAAAGTAATTGCTCTACAACAAGTTAGTAATATTGAAAAACTTTTAGATGGTAAAGCATCTCATTACGTTTGTGTTGATAAATTTACAACTCACGAAAAAATTGTAATCGAATACAATCACAAGAAAAAATGAAGACAGCAACTATTTACAGCAACGGAAGTCAAGAGTGTGAAAGGATGGCATCCTTACTTAAATCACTTGGTGGTGAATTTTTAGAATACAAACTAGGGCAACACTTTACTCAGAGAGCATTTGAGGATGAGTTTGGACTAGAAGCAACATATCCTCAGGTATCAATTGGTTATCAACATATTGGTAGCATGAAAGAAACACTATATTACATGAGTAATATGGGAATGTTAGCAAAAGCTTGACATAACCTTAAAAACTCAGTATAATCAACTATGTTAGGGATAAAGACATTATGGCTTTAAAGCAGTATAAGAAAATCGATAGACACGGACACGAAGAAATTTGGGAATGGGATGAGACACCTGAACTTAGAGCATTTATTAAGCAACAATCAATCTTGAAACTATCTCAACCTCCAACTAGACCGAATTAATGAAAGTTTTTGACGACTTTCTTCCTGAAGAACAGTATAATGTAATTGCTAGTACCATGTTGAGTGCGGACTTTCCATGGTACTACGCCAATTCTGTTGTATCAAAAAATCTTCTTTGTACAGAACAAGAGAATTATCAATTTGGACATAGTTTTTATTTTAACTATGGATTCAAGAGTGAGTATGCTCAAATGTTGATACCTATCTTGGAGAGATTAAATCCTAGTGCTATTGTTAGAATTAAGGGAACACTTCTCCCCAGATCAGAAAAAAATATTGAGCATGGTTACCACCTCGATAACCAATCGAGTACGTTAGCTGCGATATACTACATTAATACTAATGATGGGTATACAAATTTCAAAGAAGGTGGTAAAATTAACAGTGTAGCAAACAGATTAGTTTTGTTCAACACTGACGAATATCATACAGGGGCAACTTGTACTGATGAAAAAGTTAGAGTTTTAATTAATTTCAATTACTACTCATAGCTTCCTTAGCAATCTGGTGAATGCAGCAAACTCATAATTTGCCTAAGGAGAGTTCGATCCTCTCAGGAAGCACCTAAGCGAGTGTGGCGGAATCGGTAGACGCACCAGACTTAAAATCTGTTGAGAATTAATCTCGTGGGGGTTCAAGTCCCCCCACTCGCATTCTGTTAAATAACGTTAACAGAAAACTCCAACATCATGGCTCAGTTCAGATACACAATCAGCAGAAAACATTGTTTCGTTGATAACGAACCAGTTCTTATGTATTTTGTTGAAAGTATGCCATTTGCTTTTGACGTGTTAGAAAGACATGAGAAAGAAGACAAATGGATTTTATCTGAAGCAGCAATTAATCAAGAGTATACTTTGGAAGACATCTTTAGATACTCTGATTACTTGATTGCTGAAGAATGCCATCCTGTATTGTTTGAATTAGATCTCGTTAATCCTGAAGTATTGCCTGATGAACACGTTTCTTGAATTATTTGAGGGGACTTTTGCTAACAAACGTCAAGCACAAAGTCATCCTACTCGTTATGCCCATATTCGTGTTAGTCATCGCAAGATTGGTGAAACTAGATTTTATGGAGAACAGGCATATAATTATCAATTAGATCGTCCTTACAGACAGTTTGTTATTGAAGTTGTAGACGAAGGTGATTATCTTAGACTAAAAAATTATGAGATTAGTACCCCGTCTGATTTTGTCGGATGTAGGAACCTTGATAAACTTACTGATGACCTCTTGACTTATCGAGAGGGGTGTGATAATATTATTAAGGAAACCGCGCCAAAAACATTTACTGGTAAGAATGATACTTGTGAATGTTGGGTTAACCGTGGAGGTATTAAGACTTACGTTAATAACGAAGTTCTTCTTACCGAAACAAACTATCAAGTTATGGACCGTGGTCTTCATGCAGATACTCACCAAAAAGTGTGGGGATCTGATTACGGTCCATTTAACTTTACCAGATTGCCAAACTAGCTCAGCTGGTAGAGCAGGGCTTTTGTAAAGCTCAGGTCGCAGGTTCAAGTCCTGTGTTTGGCTCTACGACGGGGAATGAGCTCGCCCGCGACGGTGCTAACCACACTGTGATCTTGAGAGTTGGTTACTCTCTTTGCTCCTTTGGATACTGTCAGTATGTTAGGGTTGAAAAAATGCCCCATAGCAAGCATACTGATAAGTCCATCGCACAATCCTCTTTAGCTCAGCGGTAGAGCGGTTGACTGTTAATCAATTTGTCCCTGGTTCGATCCCAGGAAGGGGAGTTATGTATAGAACAACGTATAGAGAACAGTTTAGTTATATTTTTTTGTGTGTAAGAGAAATAGCATTAATTGTCATTCTGAGAGATCGGTACAGACCTCGCGTATAAATAAATCCTAGGATAAAAGATATACCGCAGGGTCAGATTAATCATGCCTTTAACACGTCTGGATAACCTTATCAGCAGCAAAACTGGTAAGTATCTTTATGTTTCTCCTGATGATTTCAACGCAACAGATGCGTTATCTAATAGAGGTAACTCACCTGTAACACCATTCAAGAGCATCCAACGTGCTTTTCTAGAAATTGCCAGATTCTCGTATCTGCCTGGTTTCGGAAATGACAGATTTGACCAGTTTAGCATCATGTTGATGCCTGGTATTCACTACATTGATAACCGTCCTGGTCTTGGTGATACTGCTGGTATTGATGTGTTTGGTTTCGACCAAGCAAATAACGAGTGGACTGATAACTCGATCCTTGATATTTCTAACCCTGATAACGTCCTTTATAAGTTTAACAATACTGAGGGTGGTGCTATCATCCCCAGAGGTTCTTCGCTGGTGGGTTATGACCTTCGCCGTACTGTTGTTCGTCCTCTATATGTTCCTGACCCTGCTTCGGTAACAGTTCCTCGTTCTGCTATCTTTAACGTTACTGGTGGTTGCTACTTCTGGCAATTCACTATCAAAGATGGTCAGACAACTGCAGAATCTCCTTTATATAATGGCATCGATGGTACTGGTGAAGTTTACTATGATCCAAATGACTTTACCAGAAAGACTGCTCCTAACTATTCTCACCACAAACTAACTGTATTTGAATATGCAGATACAGAAGAACTAGGTCTGTTCTACAGAAAAATTGCTAAAAGTTTTTCTGCTTATCAACCTACAATTGATGATCCAGGCGAGTTTGATTTCAGAGTCCAAGAGAACAGAATTGTTGGACCTCTATCTGACTCCAGAGTTATCGAGTCCTTGACTTTAAATGATGCTACGACAATTCCTAGCATTCCTGCTTCCACTGCTGAGATTGAAGTAACAACTAAGGTAGACCACGGATACTTTGCTGGTCAGTTTGTTGCTATCTCTAACACGGAAATTGATAGTGTACTTGAGGGTATCTTCCCTATTAAGACTATCGATCAGAACGATCCACGTAAATTTACTTACGAAGTTGCGGAAGTTGTTAGTGCTATTGGTACTGGTATCGCGGCAGGTCAAACTGTTAGTGTAGATACTACCCCAGCACTCGGTCAGAACGCTCAGACACTTGCTGAAGTTGATAGTGTAGAGTCTGCCTCTCCATATGTCTTTAACTGCTCTATCCGCTCTACGTGGGGTATTTGTGGTATCTGGGCAAATGGTCTTAAAGCAACAGGCTTTAAGTCAATGGTTATCGCTCAGTATACGGGCGTTTCGTTGCAGAAAGATGACAGAGCATTCATTCGTTATGATGAGTATTCTAACACTTGGAACCAAGCATCACTAGTAGACGCATTTGCTACTGTTCCTTATCACGCTAAGGGTGATTCTTATTGGAAGGATGACTGGAGAAACTTCCACGTTCGTGCTTCAGAAGACGCATTTATCCAGAACGTTTCTATCTTCGCTGTTGGTTTTGCTGATCACTTCCTAATGGAAAGTGGTGGTGACATGTCTATCACCAACTCGAACTCTAACTTTGGTAACACATCTCTACATGCCATTGGTTTCAAAGGTTTCGCCTTTAACCAAGATAAAGGTGGTTTCATTACTGACATCATTCCACCAAAAATTGTTGAGACTGGAACTGCTAACATTAAGAAAACTCAATATTATACTATCGATATTTCTGGAACAACCCAAGATCAAAGCAACTATACCAAATTGTTCCTTGGTAGTGAAGAGATTACCAGTCCACTAAATCGTCCTGCTGTTAGTATTGGTGGATATAGACTCGGTTCTAAGTCTGGAGAAAAACTATATGTAAGACTTGACCCTGCTGTAACTGATGGTACTGAAGAGTTCAATGTAACTTTAGAACCAACTGGTTTTGTTAAGTATATTGCTGCTCCACAAATCCTTAACCCATCTGGATTTGCTATCAATAGCATCTATGCTGACGCTGCTAATCTAATTGAAAGCAATCGTCGCATGATTCAGGAGGAAGTCTTTGGATATATTATTGAAAAGTATCCAAGACTTCAGGACATTTCTTATGTCAACCCTGGCAGAGATCCTAATGCAAATCGTTATTTTGACGCTCGTAATTTAATTATTGCTAATAGGCAAAATATTATTAATGATACTCTTAACTCATTAAGTATTTTTGCTGGAAATAATGTTAACGCTGATATCATTGGCGCTATGGTTGATGCTGTAGCAGAAGATTTAAGAGATGGTGGTAACTATAACACGGTTACTGCTATTCAAGAATTTTTTGTTACCGATACTGCTCTTGTTTCTAATTTAGTTGGACAAGAAGAAAGTTTACTTTGGGCGGTCAGAAGAGCTCGTGATCTATGTAAGCAAGCAGTAGCAAACTTACTTGGAGTCAAGGCAAATCTTTATGATCCAAGTGGAACATTACCTGATCTCTCACTAAAACTTAATCCTCCTCATGGTTCTGTTACCAATGGTTATACTGGTTCTCAAGCAGAAGAAGCTGGATTAACAACCAATGGTGTTACTATTGATCTTTCCAATAAAGATGCTAAGAGATATAAAACTACTTACGATCTTATTACTAGAAACAGAGATTATATTCTTGACAATGCTCTCGCTGAGATTGCTGTCTATCATGAAGATTTTTATATTCCTAATGATCCCCAGGAAGCAGCAAGATCTAGATACAAGGATGCATATCGTTTTATTAGAAGAAACAAGGCGGATGCTCTAGATTATGCTATTGGACAGATTCAAACTCAATATCCATCATTTGTGTTCCCAGGAGGATCTTCTGATAAGTGTAAAAGAGACCTTGGAATTTTCGTTGATTCTATTGCCATGGACATTTTCCATGGTGGTAACCTTTGGACTAGAACATTTACAAATAAGTATTTTGATGGAAGCGGTCAGTGGATTTCTGCTGGACTATCTGGAGAAGAAGCTCAGAGTAACGCAGGATTTAATGCCGTTAGAGATTACCTACAGGACGCTGTATCAAACCAGTTAACTAGTGGTTATCAAGATTTAACTATCAGTCCTGGTGAAGCAGTTTATGGTGATGGAAATGGTGATCTGACAAATACTGATGTTGCGGCATGTACTGATGTTCAGAATGCCATTGCTACATTAACTACTATTACCACTCAGTGTATTACTGATGGTAATAATTACAGTATTCAAGATCCAACAAATGCGAATTATGTTGTACCTACAGAAAGAACTCTATTAGTAGGTGAAGCAAAGTGCCGTAGAGATATTGGATTAGTTGTTGACGCTGTACGTCAGGACTTGTGGTTTGGTGGTAATGCTTACTCCATCTCGATGGCGAAGACATACTTCAACCGTTTTGGAGACCCAATTACTAATGGTCTAGAAGGTGAAGAATCTCCAGCTATAACATCATTTAAGAGAGCTGCTGATGCTATCAACTTAGCAATCAACAATCAACTTTTCTATAAAGATAATACAATTACATTAGATCAAGTAGGTGATCCACCTATCGTATCTGATATGAATGCTGATGCTCATGATCTTGTTTTAGCAAATAAAAAGTTTATTGCTAAGCAAGCTTATGAGATTATGCTAGAAGCATATCCTTCATACACACCTCAGGCAACTAATACTGAGCAAGACTGCTTAGACGACGTTTATACCGTCCTAGAAGAAGTTATGTATGATGTTAAGTTTGGTGGTAACGCCAAGACTTATGATTCTGCTGAAATTTACGTTACTAACGTAATGCCATATTTTGGATTGAGCAAATTAAGAAAGCAGTTCACTCCAACTAACGTTTCATATGACCCAGCAACTGGTGTTTCTGTATTCACCATTCCTGGTCATGACATGGAACAAGGTCAGTATATCAGAGTTGATATTGGTAGCGTTCTCTTCACATGTACAATGGATGGGAACCAAACTCAACACGCATCACCAAGTGCTGATGATCCTTATGCTGGACAGTGGATGCAGATTATTGCGGCAGATTCTTCCACAGTAACTGTTAACGTTGGTGCTTCCAGTGCTAACCAGAGCTTTAATCCAACTAATGCGGTATATGATTCAGTTACTGGTGATATGGAAATCACCATTGGTGCTCACTCATTGAGTGTTACTGAGGGTGTTATTATTGCTGATAATTCTCTCACCTTTACGTGTGATCAGGATAACAACCAGTCTCAGAAAACTTATCCACGTCCTGGTAGCGATCCTTTTGCTGGTAGATCTATTCCTATTACTGCTACCACAGCAACTACAATTACTGTTAATGTTGGCGCAGCAGGAACTGCTGCTGGTGTAGCACATACTTTTGTGAGTGCTAACCCTGGTGCTGTACAACACAACCCACAATCTGCTCATACATTTGTTTCTGCTACTACTAATTGTGTAAACTATGGTATTTCTGCAGCAACATTTATTGATCCAGAACGTGATGAAGCAGCCGCGGTACTTACTGCTGCTAGAAATCTAATCGCAGATGTTCTTAGAAACAATGTTATTCCTCCTAAGAGTGCTAACACAGAGACACAAGTAATTGATAATAATATTGTTACTGATTGGGATCCTCTTGCTTGTTCCGATGCTATCAACGCAGCAACTACCAATCTTGATACTATTATTCAAGCAATCGGAACCGATTCTGGTGTTGGAAATCTAAATGGTATTACTAGAACTGTTCCAGCACAACCAAGCACTAGTGGTGTTCTTCCACAACCAGGTGGATATGTTCCTGGTAACTGTTCAGATGTAGTATCTACTTTAAATACTCTGATTGAAATTATTTGTGATGCTACTGCTGATGGCAATTTAGACAATTTACCACCACTTGATCAAGGTGAATGGGACTGTGCTAACGTTCGTGGATCTATTGAAACATTATTTGATATTGCTGATGATGCTTTTACTGCTACTACATTAACAAATCTACCCGTTGTAACTAGAGGTGGATTCTCTACAGACGCAGAAGCATCTAAGTGTTTCCGTGATGTGTCTTACATTGTTGATGCTGTTGTTAATGATCTACGACTTGGTGGTAACATTAACTCTGTACAAGCAGGTGAAGCATACTATGTTGGTAACAGTCTAACTTACATTGATGGAGAGAAGACTGAGACATTAGACGCTTGGAATTATGTTGGTCAAATGGCAACTGCTGCCATGAGAAACTTTGATGTTTGGATTGACAGCTGTAGTTCTACTGCTGGTTCTGCTATTATTGATATTAATGATACTCGTGGTATTCTTATTGGTATGAGAGTGGTTGAGTATAGTAATGCTCAGGTAACTAATGGGTTATTAGATTCTAATGCTTCTCCTGTATATTCAACTATTCAACAAAACGCATTTGTTAAGAGAATTGTAAGTAGCACTCAAATTGAAATTGGTGTTCAAAATTCTAGATTTGATTTTGGTAGTACAATCAATGCTCAGCAAAATAACACTAATGGATTAGGTTTATACTTTACATTTGAAAATGGTCAGTGGGCAGATACTCTACCCAAGACAGTTATTGTTGGACCTCTTGGTTCTACTCCAACACCTGATGTATTGGTTGATACATCACCTGGCATTGAGTGTTCTGGAACTGCTGATGCTATCACCACTCTTATTGGTAACATCACAACTATCATCAATAGTGGATTGGGATCAGTTGACAGACAAGAACAAACTGCTAGTGTCAGTCTATTTGCATCTAGAGCAACAGTATTTACTATTAATACTTCTGGAACTGGAGCATCTAACCCACATGACTTTGAAACTGGAACACCAGTTAGATTGGTTCCACGTCCACGTTTTGATGTTTCTAAGGGTAAATATGTTGATGTTGACAAACGTCTTGTCAGACTACCTAATGGATTTGAAACTAACAGAACATACTATGTAATTGCTCCTGGTAGAAGAACGCAACCAGAAGATTATTCTACTACAACATTCTTCAATGGTAGTGATCAAACTAAATTGATGCTCGCAACATCTAAAGAGAATGCTGCAGCAGGTATTTACATCTATGCTTCTGAGTCAGAATCAATTGATCCTAATGTGGAAATTGACATCTATCAGTTTGTTTTAGATGAGAGATACGATCTACACACATACAAAGGTAAGTTAACTAATACTGTTAACGCTGGTATTGAAACTGATGTATCACATGTCTTTGATGTTCCATTCTCTTCTGTAACACCTCATGAGGTATTCATTAGAGCATTTGATGGAGAAGTTCTTCCTGATGTTTCTACGACATATGCTAATGATACAGATGTAGCAGTAACTGATATATCAGATGCTAATTTTGGTAAAATTAATCCTAACAAGTCATTCTTTGCTCGTTATCAGAATGATAGAGTCTTTACTATTCACAAGACTCATGCTGATGCTATCAACAATGTATTCCCAATTACATTCTTATCAGGTCAGACTAACGGATTTAGAATTTTCTCTAACAAACGTAGAAGTCCTGTAAAATATGATCCTGGATTTAGCAATGGAATTGCTACAACAGGTAAGTGGTTTATCAATTGTAAGGATGAGGGTTCATCTAGCATTCCACAACCAGTTAGAGATGAAAATATTTTCTGGAGAATTAAGCAACAGGATCTAGAAGATCGTCCTAGATCTACAGACATGTGGTTTACACGTTTGGAAGACGAACGTGCGGCAGATGATAGAACATACAAACTACGTTATGTCATTCCTAAGTATCTTGAAAATGCAAGAGATCCTATCAATGGATTTGTTATTAAGACAAGAACTGATGATACACGTAAACTAGTACCGCAGAAAGTTCTACTGAAACCTGTTGCTGGTACGGTATTTGGTGCTCGTTTTAGTAACCCAGTACAACCAAATGAGTTTATTGGATTTACTGATACAGATTTCTCTACTGCTGGATTAAACTCTGAAAATTCATATGATCCATATAAGAAAGATCAAACTGGTCAAGGTATTGAATATCGTGCTTTCGCTAAGTTCTCGTCGGGTATTCAAGCAACTATTCAATCTGGTAGATATGTTGAAGACGATCTAGATCCAGAAATTAAGTATCTAGAATTGACTTTATATGATCATGCTGTTGATACTCTAAACTTCCCTGGTCTTAGAAACGAATCATTTACTACAGTTCAAATTAATGCACCACAAGGTGGAGAATTTGTAGTTAATAAAACTGCTAGCATCACTGCTAATCAGATTGAATGGACTGGTAATTCTTCTGGTCTTGCTAATATCCATGGGTATTTCACAATTGGTGGACAGCATTACCTAATTCTAAAAAATATTCGCGGCGGAAAATTAGAGTATAGCGAGTATTATAATACTAGATTTACTCAAGGTTCTGTTTTTGCTGACATGCTTGATGATCAAGACATGGGCAAATCTTTACCACTTAAGACTCTAATCAGAAAGGGATATCCAGAATTCTATTATAAGCAAAAAGGTGCTAATGTCTATACTATTACTCCTGGCGATACAGTACAAGATGATGCTGGTATTGAATACTATGTTGAGTCTGTAAAAGATGCTGGAGTTATTGAAGATTCCTTCTATGTCTTTAGCTATGAGACTCTACAGCGTAGAATTGCAGGTCAGCAAGACGGTGTTTACTATCTCTCCTGCTTACGTGGTAACATTTCTCCATTCCCACAGGGTGCTGGCGTTGCTGAAAACTTCCGTAAGTTTAAGTTCTCCCAACCAGTTAGTAGTTTGTATCCTCTGAACTATAAGAATGATCCTCTTTGGTTCCAGAAGGCAGGTACATCACCAGAAGAATTGAATATTGCTTCTCAGTTGCTTGATCCACCTGCTACATTCTCCGCTGCTGATAATTATATCCACGGTCTTGTTACTACTAATGATTTTAAAGGATCTGTAACTAGAGAACTAGTCCAGGATTTGATTGAGCAACCAGCATTTATTGAAAACGATTATATCCAGAATGCTATTCAAGCACAGACTGGTAATGCTACTTCTGGATCTGAAGATCGTAAGATCTCTATCGCAGGTGATAGCACAGTTGTTGCTGATCAGCGTTACTATGTTGAACTTCGTAGACCATCTATTGCTCGTGCTGGTAACCACACGTTTGAATACCTTGGTTTCGGTCCTGGTAACTACTCCACTGGTCTCCCAGCACGTCAGGAGATTGTCTTAACACCCACTGAGGACTTCTACGCTCAAAGTAAGAAACAAGACGGTGGTATTGTCTTCTACACGGGTCTAAACTCCAACGGTGACCTCTATATCGGTAACCGTAAGATCAACGCTATTACAGGCGAAGAGACCTTCCTTGAGAGAGCAGCACTTGTAGATTCTGAAGATGAAAATGAAGATATCGGTAACCTCGTTACATCATTCGATACTCCTGTAACATTCAACCAGAACATTACAGTTGTTGGTGGTGATGGTTCACAGCAGAACGTATTCCAATCTCCTCTAATTGTTTCGGTACAAGATAATGATCTAACTGAAGTTAGAGACTCCTTTACTGTTCGTTCTAACGTTTCTAGTATTGACCCTGTAACACAGGAAGAGCAGGATGAGACGTTAGATAGAACTAATTTCACTCCTCCATCTCTTGGTGATATTAGACTCAGTAAGAATAGAGTAGACTCTGCTGTATTCGGTATCAGTGCTAGAGGCATGGGTCAGAAATATCAGATTCAGACTCATATCACTGCTGGTGTTCCTTCTAATATCTCTCCAAACAATTCATCTCTAATTGCTAATGGTGGCAGTAGATTACTTACTTCCCAATTTGTAAATTATAGTGGTGTTGCTGCCAAACCTGGCGACATTCTGTTGAAAGGTAAGCAGGTTGGTAGAACTGGATCTCTGGGTTGGGTTTATGCAAACTACTTCGCACAAATTCCTAATAACAATATCTTTACGATTGAATTTGATGGTACAAATCTAGTCAAACTTACTTTTAAAGATGAGTTTGGTGTAGATGTTACCAACGCTGCTATTGGTATTACTAATGGATCACAGATTAGATTTAGAAATTATTCAGATGCTAGATTTAATTCTACTTGGACAGTCTTTAGTCCTAATGGTGATGCATTTAGTCCAACAAATAACTACGTACATTTCCAGATTTATAATAACATCAACATCGCAACTGTTGCTTGGAGAGGTGCTGGTAGTATCACTGATGTTGCTCCTGGTGTACCAGTTCCAGCAGTTGACTTCTCTAATTCTAATTGGAAAGAATATGGAGTAGTTGGTGGTGAAGCACTACGTACTAACACAGAAGTTATTGGTGACTATAAGTTAGGTATTAATACAGTCGCTAGATCTGCTCATAATGCTTGCTTAGACGCATTTAGTTCCGATGAAGTTCTACCAAGAGCTAACTTGGATATTGTTGGAACAACATTTATTAGCGGTAAGAAAATAAATTCTTACTTAACTGAAACATCTGTTGTCAAGACAGAAACTGATCAAGATGATGCCTTCTTGGTTGGTGGTGATAGTGACAATCCTAGTGATAATGCTACATTCAGAGTGATGACTACCAATAATGGTAGAGTTGGTATTAACACTGCTGTTAATGATACAATCAACCCCTACAAGTCTTTAGACAAGACCTTTGTTGTAGTTGGTGACGCTAGAATCCATGAGAATTTAGAAGTCACTGGTGATCTGGAAGTTAATGATGGTGATCTTACAACTACTAACAATACGTTTAACTTTATTAATCAGAATGCCAACGTTCTAAACTTTGCTGGTGAAGGTCAGATTCTAAGTCTGATGAATAATACTAGTGCTGCTCAATCAATCAATATTGGTAACGCTACTGGTAACCAGACCATATTAGTGGGTGAAGCGGTAACTAATGGAACAATTAAGATTCATAGAAATACAACCGCATCAGTCGTAGATATTGCTACAGTTTCTAATGATGTAACTTCTACATGTAATATCACTATGGGTGGAGCATGGGCAACCCAGTCCGACACTGCTTCATCTTTCAAGATTGGAACTTTCTACACAGGACTTGCTGGTAACCTTGAGATTGGTACTGGATATGGTGCTGGAACTAGTAGCTCTAGATTGTTTACACAAACAAGAGTTGCTAATCTATTTGATGGAGACCAAACAAATACTATTAACTTCGCAACAAACGCAACCACGTTACAGATGGGATCTAGTGGTGGTACTACTACTATTAGAAACACTCTAAATGTTCTTGCCTCTGCAATTGTTGAAGGTAATATTAGATTAGACGGTGGTTTAAATGCTGGTATTATTGAAATTGGTAGAGGTAGATTCAATACTACTATTCAGGGGCATCAAGTTGGTGGCGTTGATAATCCAAATATTGATTTCTACAAATATCAAGTTACTGGAAGAGTAATTGATACTGCTGGTGTTTCTGCTTGGGGTTCAAATACATTTTTGGTTGCTGGTGGTCAAATTGCTGCTATTGACAATGTTGTTAATAACGGTGGGGCAAACAGAACTCCTGGAAACTACGCTTTCCTTGAGGGTACTTCTGATGGTGCTGGTGAAGGAGCATCATTTACTGTTCTTGTTAGATTTGATAAGACAATTGATATTACGATTGACAGTCCTGGTGAAGGATATGCTAATGATGAAACAATCACTATCACTGACACTCAATTAGGTGGCGGTGGTGGTGGAGACCTTACGTTCCAAGTAAATGGAACTAACTCTACTGGTAATAATTACTACTTACCAATCAGTACACCTTCTATTACTGACTTCCAAGTTGGTCAACTACTTCTTCTTGATCGTGGTAACGCATCTTCTCCTGATACTGTTGGATCTGGTGGAAATGTATTAACAGGATTAAGAACTGAAGCAGAAAGTGAAATTGTTAGAATTACTGGTATTGCCAACGTTGCTAACCCTGCTGATCCAAATGGATACAGATTAATTGTTAACAGAGGACAAGAGGGAACAGGAACCTATACAAACCACCCAGATGGTTGCATTATTGCTATCCTTGATAAGCAAGCAAATGCTTCTTACATCACTGGTTCTGACCTTGATAACAATGGTGAACTAGATGAACCACTATCTGGTATCGGAAATGGATCTGGTAATGTAAGAATTGGTATTGCTGAATTTGGTGGTACATTAACAACTGCCGACTTCTTAAGATTGTCACAGAACGAATTTGTTTCTGTTGTTGATCTAATTTCCACTTCACCACAATCACTAATCATTAACGACGGTGGTGATCCTGCTAGTGATGTATTTAAGGTTGAATCTACAACTGGTGACACATATATCCTTGGTGATATTGCTGCTGGTATAGGATATAATAAGTTTACTGTTGATTCTGTAACTGGAAATACATTTGTTCAGGGAACTTTAACTACAGAGAACACATTGACCATCAATGGTTCTACTATTGAGAATCAGCAGTTCTTCACTATTACCAATGGTGGTGCTACTGGTACTCCAATTAGAACAACTTTAGAAGTTGATACTGCAACTGGCGATCTAACAATCAACGGTGGTGACATTAATGTTTATGGAACTGATGGAACTACTCCTCGCCTGACATTTGATAATTCTTCTGGAGACTTTACTGTATACGGTTCGTTCTCTGCTTTGGGTACAGGTGTTTCTACTTTTGGTGGATCACTTGATATCGATGGTGGTATTAACCTTGAGTTCCAAGAGGGAATTGGAAGAACTGCGATTGATTCTAAGTTTGAAATTACAAATACTAGTGGAAATAGCATCTTCCAAGTATCTAATGATGGATCACTGAGGGTTGCTCAAATTGAGAATTATATTACTAACACAGGTGGTAGGAAGTGGTTGTTCATTGGTGATACTGCGGCAACTTTAGAAGCTAATGTTAATTACTTTGTTAATTGTACTGGTAATACTCTCTTAAGATTGCCAGCTAACCCACAAATGGGCGATATGATTCGCATTATAGATATAAGTGGTAGTCTAACATATAATCAGACAATGATCGTCAGATCACCTGATAATACAAAAGTTCAAGGTGAAGTAACAAATACTGGACAATCATTGTTGGGAGGTGTTCAACCTTCAGAAAGTGCTGGTTGGAATGGTGGTGAATTAGTTGTACAAACACCTAATGCTTCATTTGGACTGGTATATGCTGGAACATCTGCGCCTGGTGGTCAACCTGGCGTACCATCATCCCTCTCGGGTTGGTACTTAATGGACGTATAAGAGATGCCTTTCTATCAAGAAACACGAACCATGAAAGGTGCCGTTATCGGCACCATTATGCCATGGTCTGGACCAATCAGTCAAATACCAAAAGGTTGGATTATTTGTGATGGCACTACACCACCAGCAAATGAGTATCCCTTACTTGTACAAGCAATTGGGGATACTTATAATTCTGGTTCTACTAATTTGGGAGGAGCATTTCCAGCATATACTGGCAATTTTACTCTTCCTAATTTAGTTAATGGTAAAATGTTAATGGATATTGAGCAATCTTATTTTGGCACTTTATCAGATCCTAGAGACAATGACGTTACTGCTGGCAATTTAATTAAACCATATATTGGAACAAATACTGATAATGGTATCAATGTTTCATGGAATAATGTAAATACTGATGTTATTTTTTCATTAAATGAAAGAAATGGTTACAGTGGAAATATTGCTGGCAATAAGATTATTGATGGTGAAGGTGAAAAATCTATCTTTATTGGTGGTAGAAAATTAGGACATTCTCATATCAGAGGTCATAGTCATGGCGGCATTTATGAAACTGTTGGTGGTGGATTGGGATCTGGTAGTGCTTCAGCTGAGAACACAAGACCAGGAAAAGGTGTTATTCCATATGATAATATAACAGCAACATTTACATTTGCTGGTTATGACGAAGCAGATGTTGTTTGGGGTGCTCGTTTTGATGATTTTGAAGTTGATCAAGTTAGATTGGGTATCAAAGAATTTAGAAAAGATAATGTTATATTAGAAGATTCTAGTTCATGGGGGTCTTTTGGTAGTTTTAGTGGATTTGGTGCTGGTGATGAAGGAAGAACTGTAATGAGATGTTCTGGAGAAAACCCTCCAGTTAACTTAGCACCACAGAAAGTAGTCGCAACTTCTCTTGCTCAAAAAGCAAATTTTTCGTATCCAGTATGGGGTGGTAATGGTGCTAACTCAATTCCGTTTGCTCAGGGTGGTGGCAATACTGAAGTCCCTACTGGATTTAAAAATTATTATGACGATACCCCCGCAGCTGGAAATTTTGGTGTTTTCTTAAGTAATCCTGCATCTAATTTTGATACTGATACAGGAGGAGGACAAGTAACAAATGTTGACGCTCATGATCATGAACCACTTACAATTTTATATGATCAAAGTAGTCTAAAACCACAATCTAGGTTAGTCGCTGACGTTAATATTCCTGCTACTACAAATCTTGATAATGCATCAAATAAATCAGTGTTGTCTATTAGTATGAACACTAGTCAGCCTTCAATGACCTGTATATACATCATCAGAGCATACTAAAATGGCAAATTACACATACGAAAGAGGAAAATATGGTGGTTGTGTTGGGAGTATTATTATTCACTCAACGCCATCAATCTCTTCCAGCAACGATCCTCTCACAGCACAATTTAAAGATGATATTCCAGCAGGATATTTGAAATGTGATGGTTCTGTATTAAGTGCTAGAGATTTTTTAGCACTGTCTAGAGTTCTTGGAGTTGGTGATGAATGTAGATTTAAGAGAGATAATGAAAATGTGAGAAATGCGGACGCAATTACTGGAGATTTAGGACAATTTCAACTACCAGACTTAGGATCTAAAGTAATTATTGGTGGTAGAGGATCTGGAACATACAATAATGATTTTGTTGACAGGGACGGTAACCTTACAAATACTGTTACAAATAGAGTTGGTCCTCAGATTGAGGTTATTTGTAATGAAGGTGATACAATTACTACAACATATTTGGGAAATGCTCGTATTACTGCAAGTGGCACTATCAATATGTTGGGAAGTCCTAGATATAAATTAGATAGAAATACTTCAGATACTGAGTTAAATATTGAAAATTTTCAGGGGCATTTACACAATTCTAACCAATCATATATCAATTATTCTACAAGACATCAGGTAGGTGGAGAAGGTGGTAAGGATCGTGGACAATCTCTCGGAAACAGTGGAGCTGGAAACTCGATTGACTTTACTGGTGATGGTGGTAGAGAATCAATTCACGATCATAGAATTACTAGACCCACATCATATACTCACAATTTTACCTATTCATATGCTCAGCAAGATGTTGATATGACTGGAGTTGAAGCTAGGGTTGATGTTGATATATCAAACGAAGAAAAAATAGATCAATTAGTAACACCATTTATTCTTGTTCAGTATATAATTAAATTTTAAATGCCACAAACTACCAACATAAATTACACATCCAATTTTACTATAGATCCATACGTTTATAGTTTATATTTTAAAGCTTATGGTGCTAGTGGGGGTGGTGAAAATGTTGCCAGTACATCATCTAGTCCTGCTGGTCAAGTTCTTGGTTATCAGATGAGATCTAGTTCAATATTTGTAGATCAAGCAACCAGACAAATAAGTCCATCTGGAAGTGGTGGATCTTTTGATGGTTCAGGTGAATGGTATTCTGGAAATGTTGGATACAGAGCGGGATCACTTGGTTGGACTAGCATTAATGATGCCCCAATCACTGAAACAGTAACAATGATTGGTAATGCTGGAAGTGGTTTTCAGGTTAATATTACTTATTCGCCATATCAAAGAGCTCTTGATGTAGGAACAGATGATTATCAGACTCAAATAACAATCAATAGTGTTGTAAGTGTTGGTGTAGGTTATCCTGTTGGCACTGTTCTTTCAACTAGCACATGGAATAATTATCCTGGTACTATTGATAGAATTCTCAAAGTTACTAATGTTTCAACTACATCTTTTGGAAGTACACCAGGCGGTAGTGGTGGACAAACTACTTTTTTGGGATTTACTTTAAATGGTGGTCAAGGTGGTGGTGTTGGTGGAAAAAATCAAGGTGGAAACGCAGGTACAGTAACTCAAAGTTCTATTTGGTCAACAGTTAGTGGTCAAAGTATTATTATTCCACCACCAGCAGCTCGTGGACAATTGAGTAGTGGCGGACTTGGTGGATTAATTGATGGATCTAGAAATAATGGTGGCAATGGATCTAATGGAGTTGCTTCATATACGTCTTCTATGACACATGTTTTTGATAACGCGAGTAATGTACATAATTTTAGTCAATCTGGTTCCACTTCTGATATCTCTTTGAATTATAGAAACCCAAGTGCTCCAGACGGAATATATGGATTTACACCATCAAATGGCAAATACTATGAACTTACTTTTACTACTCCTTACATAGATAATAATTGGACGTTTAGCATTCCAAGTAATCAAATTTGTCAGCAATCAGCAGGTGGAGGAACTGGAGCACCAACATATGGTGTAAATGGCACTGCTAATAAAAGTTCCAGTGGTCTTGATATTTGGTTCCAAAATGGTAAGGGTGGAAATGGTTATATTCGTTGTTTTACTATTAATACCAGTGGTGTCAAAGTAGGCGCTGTAGGTAGAGGTGGTGGTGGAGCTTCAGCTGTTGAGGGAATATTTCCACGCTCATCATTGGTTGATTCTGTTACTTATGCTCCTGGAACAACAGTTCTAGCAAATATTGGTGCTGCTGGAAATCGAGGGGGAACTATTGGCAATTGTACTGCTGGTGTATCAGCCGAAATTTACGTATCACAAACCATTTATCCCCAAATATATCTTTCTAGTAATAAACTTGTATTAAAACCATCTGATCCCACTGCCACATTAAGTTGGAGTAGTGCTGGAGATATTGATGCTATTAGGTGGCCGTTTAATGGAGATGTAACCAATGGTAATTTAAATAGTTTTGCCCTTGTGTCTCCCACAGAAACAACAACATATACAGCTGAAGGATATAATACTAGCATAAGTGATTTAGTTTCTTTTAATCCTGAAGCTTCACTAACAATTGTTGTATTACAAGCACCTGTTATTAACAAGTTTATTGTTACCGAAACTCTTAATTTTGGTGCTACAGGTCAAATTGAATACGAAATAAAATATGCTGACATCGGATCGGAAATAGAAATTTATTATTCATGGGATGATGGACCGAAAAAAGATAATACACCAGAATTAATAAGTACAATTAGTATTCCAGCATGTGCCTCTGCAGAAGAAACAGGCGATGATAGTCAAACTGTAGTTCAAAGTAGTGACGGTGGAGTAATTGGACCAATTCCTTATACACCATCATGGGATAATTGGGGTCCATCCGAAATAACATATGTTATAACAGCAACTGGCGAAGGCGGTATATCTAGTTCATCAACTACTACTACTGTAGTTATTGATAGGACACCAGAAAATATGGCTATCCCCGAAACAGAAGATGTACTTAGAGATCAAGAACCAGTTTTTACAACTCCAGACGCTGATGTTTTATCACAATTATTGTTAGTAGATGATATAGATATACCAGTAGAAATTAAATCAAATTATCCAGTTGAAGTTCAAATAAATGATGCGGGTGGGTTTAAAAAAGTAAGGAGTCTCTAATGCCAACAATCAATTGTGGTACAGGAATTACTGATGTAGTTATACCACCAAATGCTTATAGTATTTCAGTTGAGTTAGCAGCGGGTTCTGGCGGCGATGGCGGCAGCGATGCTGGCGCAACTGCTAAACCAGGTGGAAGAGCTAGAAAAGCAGTATTTTATTTTCCTGAGTATACTCCTAGAACTTTACAAATGCAGATTGGTTCTAGAGGTGGCAATGGAAACGGTTGTGTTGGCGGTGGAGGAAGAGGAGCGTCTGGGTTTGGTGGTCCTGCTGTTGGTGGCATTGGTGGTGCTACTGGACCTAGTGGATGCTCTGGTGGCGGTGGAGGTGGTGGAGGATGTTCTGCTATCTACGATAGTATAAAAGGAGGATTTGTCGCTTGTGTTGGTGGCGGAGGCGGTGGAGGTGGTGCTTCTTTAAGAGCTAGTGCTACTGATCCTCCCGAAGGAACTTTTGGTAAAGGATTATACACTGGAAATATAAATTCTATTACTGGTGGTGGTGTAGGTGCTTCTTGTCCCAATGATGGCGGCGGTGGCGGCGGTGGTGGAGCAGGATGTACTGGTCAAGCTGGTGGATATGAGGGATATGATGATAATAGAGGTGGGCAATCAGGTCGTGGTGGACTTTCTAATTTTGATTCATCATATTGTAGTTTCACATATAATTCGGGAACACAAAATATTGGGGATGGATTTGCAGTAGTAAATTATCTTTTAGCAAATCCTACTATTGATAGTTTTACAGCAGATCGAACAGCAGTTAAACGTGGCGAGTTGGTTTTATTACAATGGGAAACTACTTTTGCTCAAAGTGTTAGTTTCAGTCCTTTTCTTGCAAATGGGCTTAATGTAGATGATAATTATTTAATCTCTCCAAATAATACCATTACCTACACGTTATCTGCTACTGGATATGGTATTACTGTAACAGATCAAGTTACCATTACAGTTTATGTTCCTCCCATATTTAATATTTCAACTAACAAAGCGGAAATGATGCGAGGTGATACCGTCAGGATTTCTTGGAGTGTTTCAGGTGATGGTGGAGCATTAAATTGGAGTCCTACTTTAGAATGGTTATCGGGTGGTATTACTAATCTTAATGTCACTAGTTTTTCTGATGAGCAACCTATAGATGAAACAACATATACTGGAAGAGTTTATGGTGTTGGTGGAGAAGATACTGATTTTGTAGTAGTTATTGTATATCAACCAGTAGAATTATCAATAACTGCTCCAACTTCTATATCATATGGATCTCAAGGATCTATTGATGTCACTACAAGATATGCTACAAATTCTATAACAGTAACACCAACATATAATTATGATTTTGTTGGATCTACTACAGGTGCTGTTGTTAATTTAACTCCTGATGCGAGTGCTGTTCTTACTGGTAGCACACAAAATACTAATACATATACCACAACAATACCATATACTGATAGAGGACCATTGTCAGTAACATACCTTATTCGAGCTGAAGGACCATTGGGTAACTTTAAAGAAGACACAGTTACCGTACCAATTAATATTGATAAGACTCCAGATAATTTAAATATTCCTGAAAGTGACGAATTAATTATTGATGAATCACCAGTTGTTACACCAGAAGTAGAAGTTTTATCTGAATTACTGTTGATCGATGATATTGACATACAAGTTGAAATTAAAGCAAACCAACCAATTCAAGTAGATATTAATCAAGCAGATGGATGGGAAAACGTTCGTCAGTTGTAAATAAATAATAGAACTGGAATCCTAAGCTTTAAAAGGAATGTCATATTCGTTTGCACCTAATAATGAACCGCTGTATGTATCGGAAGGCGATTACGTACAGTTTAAGTTCAAAGCTCCTTCCAGTTGGAATACCACAGAAACAGTCACCATCAAAGTTGGTGATCTTCTTCAGTATTGGTTAATCACAACTATTGAAGAAGATTTTACACCAGATCCATTTCCATTACAAGGATTTGAAGATGCTGATATCGATACTTTGTATACTTTTGGTGATGGAAGTAGACCAGGAGAAGTAATACCTACTATCACTGGATTAACACCAACAACATTGGTATCTGTTGCTGTTAGTAGTAATGTTCCAATTCCAGCTGGAGCAACTATTACTGATTATGTTGCTGCTCGTTTTGATTATAATGGTGATGGAACATGGGATACTGGATGGATAACTGCTGATGGTAGTCAGCAGGTTGAAAATGGTGCTAGAATTCAAATAAGAGGTAGAACTCCTTCTTTCTATACTCAATACATGAGAATAAGTGTGGTAATTGGAACTGCTAATGAAACTTGGAGTGTAAGAACTGAAGCAGTTCCTGGAAATAATGCTGTACCATTCCCAGTTTTTACAGATCTAGATCCTGTTGAAACAGATACTATGGTTTACAGTGAAGTATTAAGAGTACAGGGATTAAATGAAGATGGTGTTATTGCTCTCAGTAATACTGCGACATCGGCATATGCATTGTCTCTTAATGGAAATACATCTACTAATGCTGATGGATATGAAGTGTTAGATGGTGCTAACTGGCAAACCAGTGGAACTATCAGTAATGGTGATTATTTACAATTAAGAATGTTAAGTGCGTCAACTAATTTAACTCCAAGATTAACTGATTTGTCCATTGCTGATGATGCTAATGGATCGACTTGGACTGTTACTACAGGAACCGCATCTGATTCTACTCCTAATAACTTCTCATTCACTGATCAAACTGGAGTTCTTACAAGCACATTAATTGGATCTGATCAACAACCTGTTGCTGGTATTAGTGGATTAACTCCTGGACTATCAGTGCCTGTAGAGATTATTAGCACTGATTCTAATTTAGTTCGTGTACAGGTTAATGAAGGATCTATTGGTGTATTTCCAACATCAGTACAAAATAATGATAAATTGTATATCTATTTGGAATCTGCTCCTACGTTTAATACATCCAGACAACTTCAGATTCGTGTTGGTGATAGAGATATTTCTACATGGACTGTTATAACAGGCAGTGGACCAGACAGTGATGCCACATTTAATGTCCCAGCAGACTTAACTAATCAAGTTCCAAATACTTACGTAAGCAGTTCCCCTGTTACTGTTGCTAGTATTAACGTACCAATTACTATCAATGCTACAAATGGATCATTAATTTCTATTGATGGTGATACTCCAGTTCCTGGTCCTAGAACATTTGATCCTGCTGTTAATACATCATTTACATTGGTAAGTTTAGTACCAAGTAATTTAAATACAACACAGTCTACCACAGTCACTGTTGGTACTGGATCAGCAAATAACCCTTTTACTTGGTCGGTAACAAGTTATGCTTCAGCACCACTTCCAGCAAATAATTTAGGTGTTTGGTATAGTAAGAAAGTTGAAAAATTTGATGGTTATCCAATTGGTACTGTATTGCCAATTTTAAAAGATAACCTTGGAACTTATGGTGATCTTGATGGATCTCTTGGTGATAGATATCCTGGATTCATCTCTTGTGATGGTAGAAGTTTGAGTACAACAGCGTATTTCTTACTATTTGATATTATTGGATATACTTATGGTGGGTCTGGCGGTTTCTTCAATCTTCCAGATTATAGGAACAGAAGATTATGTGGTACTGGACAAGTTGATGCTAGTAGAGCTAATTCAGTTTCTCTTCCAATTTCAAGTGGTGGATCTATCTTTGATGTTGGTGCTGAAGGTGGATACTGGTATTTTGATAGGGTAGATGCTTTAGGTGCTGATCCACTCGAACAAATTCAGGGAACAGGTACTACAGGACTTGTTAGTGAATACTTTAGTCTTGGTACAGTAAAACTATCAGGACTTGAAACAATAACAGATGATGTTAGATTTACCATTGTTGGTAATGTTGTTGGACAAATTGGTCCATTAGAAGATGTTCTTGTACAAGCTCCAGAGCATGATCATTCTTTCATTGCTGCTGTTGTCGATGGAGATAGAGGAGATCCTCTAATTAAATGGGGTCCACCAGCTGGTAGAGGTATGTTTGCTGTTCGTGATGGTCAGTTACCTAGTAGAAAAGAATATAAGAATAATAAAGGAGATACTATATCAAAGCAAGGAGATTGCTGGGAAGACTTCTTAAGTGGTCTTAATGGTGGTAGTGGAGACTTTAAGACAGAATTGGAATTATATTATGGTAGTGGATTTGATTTAAAACAGTGGGCTTTACAAAATTTGGAAACATCATTGGGCGAAGTTAACGTTGAAGTGACTGGATCGTTCCCTTTCGATCTAGGAGACGTAGATTTTGGTGATGTTGATGATGATTCTGAGACTGACGTTGAATTTATGACTTGGTGGATATCTCCAGCTAGTGGTTTGTCTGGAGCAGATTTGGAAGATATTTCATCTGGTACTAATGAATGTGCTGCTCTTGTAGATACAGATGCAGTACGTTTTAGTCTTGATTCGTATTTGCCCGTTACTGGAAACACATTAAGTCACTCTCATTTCATGACCGAAGATCCCATACAAAATATACAAAGTGATTTTAGTGCTGGAAACTTGCCTGGTGCTGGTCTTAAATGGTCTGGACTTGGAAATGGTGCTACTTCTATTAATTTAATATTCACTCAAGATGATGTTTTTATGGATATGACAGATGCTACATTTATCTGGAACAAGAGTTTTGCTAAACCATTCCCATCTGTTACAATGGAACCACAGATACAAGTTCCAATTATCAATCCCTTCCATAAGACTAAATATATTATCAAAGCCTATTGATTATGTCATCATTACCTGATTATAGACCTCATGAATTGATGCTTGACCCAAAAATTACCAAAGTCGAATTTAACGACTTTATTGGTGTTTGGCCTAATTTTATGCCACGACCATTATGTGATGAAATTTGTAATTTTACAGATAATCTAATTGATCAAGCATGTGTTGTTAACCCAAGTCTTGGAATAGAAGAATACGGACCTCCTGATCGTGTTGTTAAATCCGAAGACATATATGGTGGACAGTTGAATAGAAAAGATTTCGCGATGATCTTGAACTATTCTAATAGAGACTTAGTTCTTAAAATTAATTCTGTTTTGAGAACATGTGTGAGGCATTATATTTCAGAGTATCAATCTCTTAGAAATACTAAAATGATCTCCTCTGATATTAAAGTACAAAAAACTCCTCCTGGAGGTGGATACCATCTTTGGCATTATGAAAACTCTGATGAATCACATGCCTTAAGAGAATTAGTCTGGATGATTTATCTTAATGATATGCCAGATGGTGAGGGTGAAACTGAATTTCTTCATCAAAGACGTAGAATCAAACCAACTGCTGGTACGGTAGTTGTTTGGCCAGCAGGATTCACTCATACCCATAAAGGAAATACTGTACTCACTCAAGATAAATATATTTTGACAGGATGGTACATTAAACGTAATTAACTCTCATGGAACAAAGAATAGCTCTCATACAAGTTGATTTTGCTAACAATACCATCATAGAAAATGCTGAGAAAGCAAATGGATTTAGATTGTTAGGAACTTTCAACGGTAAAAGACATAATATAGATGAAGAAACTAAAGATAAGTTTCTTAGCACAAAGATTTCTGACTTCTGGCATACTGATAAAGACTTGCTTGAGTATTTTCAATACTTTAGTGATGGTACATATTTTTGTCAAAGAAAGAAAGTGAAGTATGACTTTAAAACAGAAAGTACATATCTTCAAACTTATGGTTTTACTGGTGCTAGTTCTGAGCAAGCAAGAGAACTATATGAGTTGATGGATACTTTCTTTAAAGTTGTACTTGAAGTAAAAAATGCAAAGATTAATCGTTTAGTTGCTGGTATTGATAAGGAAGCAGCATTCTTCGAGCAACGTCAATTTAAGTTAAAAAGACAAAAGCGTGAGATGTTGAGTCTTTCTGATTGGAGAATTCTCCCCGACATCGAAGATAGTTATGAAGGCGAGAAAGACGCTTGGATTAAATGGAGAAAATGGATTAGAGAACACGCTACACCAAGTCCTGCAGACTCAGAATTTCATAACTCTGGATTGGAATACTTTAAGTATACTTACAATCTTAAGTTTCCAATTGATCCAAACAAGTATAGATTGTTATATCCAGATGGTAAATTGGAAGATGGTGTAACTGATGCCCCAGCATTTATGGACGCCAATGATACAAATCAATGGGTCAAGCATGACTCTCAGGCATCTACTGATTTCTTCAAGAATAGAGAAGTTAACATGTTTAACCTAGCACAAAGAGGAATTGCACCTACTAGAAAGGTTACTAAACAAGTATTAGACCTCATGAAAGAGTTGAAAGTCGATGATGATATTGAAGTTGATTGGGCAAACTATATTACTGATGAAAATGAACTATGATATATGAAATTGATTTACTAAATTATGAACAACTAACATATATCAATCAGTATTTCAATCATTTAACGTTCAAAGATGGTAAGATTAGTAATCCATCTGCGAATAAACGCTGTCAAACAGTATTTGATGGACCAGGACATTATGATCTAAACATGTATTGTCGTGATATAATATTACGCACAGTTCCATTAAAAGTATCAGAGATGTCACAGTTATATTTCATAAAGTATAATGTTGGTGACAAATATGAAGATCATTATGATGCCAATCCATGTGGTGGGGTAAGATCAGATTATAGTATGACTTGTTTTCTAAATGATGATTACGATGGTGGAGAATTGGTTATAGAAAATGATAGGAGTATCAAATTGTCTAAAGGCAAAGCGGTATTATACCCAGGAAGTCTGCTTCATCGTGTAAATGAAGTCAAGTCTGGTATTAGAAATGTTTTTATTGGATGGTTACAAACACAATGAGTGATATTATACAGTATGATGATTTCTTTTCTTTCAACATTGTCAGAAAGATATACTCTAAGGTAGAAGAATCTAAATGGAGATTTGGTCATGGGTCACATGTTGACAAATATAATAGACCACAAGGTATTCCATTCTGGCGCATGGATCTCTTAGAGGATTCATATTTTTCTGATTATCTTCTAAATATCATTAGGGAAAAAACCCAGCAAGATTATGATCTATATGATGTGTATGCTAATGGTCATACATTTGGCACTCAAGGAGAGTTCCATGTTGACTGGTATGAATCGAATGGTAAAACTCTAATATATTATGCAAATCCTACATGGAAACCAGAGTGGGGAGGAAAAACCATATTTCTCCATGAAGATAAGGAATTGGAGTATAAAAACCCTATTCCCAACTCTGCCATTCTTTTTCCTGGTGAAATACCACACATGGCAGAGGGAACAACTAGATTATTTACTGGGTTGAGAGTAACTATTGCTTGGAAACTAATACTAAAATGAACTCATCTTACGACGCATTCTACTTAGATAATTTTATTGAGAACTATGCTGTTCTTAAAGGAAAAGCAGTGGTATATCTCAGATCGACTGGTTGGAATGCCAGTTCTGATGTAGATGCTATTAATGCCTCACAAGAACTGTATAAAGATATTCTTCCCACTGATTTGTGGACTCTATTGAAGAATTCTGAGCATGTATTTGCTGAGGTAGATGACTTTGATGAAATGCTGAACTTTTTAGAGTCAAATCTACCAGATAGTCAAGCAAGCACTACCACACCAGAAAATTATATTTTCTATTCGCTTGCTAACTCTAAAGGTCAAATTGTGGTGACAAACGAATGATGTTCTCAGATAACTTTCACATTGTAGAGAAATACAATGTAAACACACAAGAGCATGTTTCGACTATCGAAATGATGCCGAGAAGATTTACCCGTTTGGTTGATTCTGCATATCTCCCAGACATAGAACCTGATTTGATTGTCAAGTTAAACAAATTGTTTGATTATAAGCAAAAACATACTACAGATCCTAACTACTCCTTTGACAAATATCTTTATATCGAGCATAAAGATAACAATGTAATGTCTTATTATTGTAAAAATCCAATCAGATTTGGTACAATTGAACATCCCACTGCTTGGAATAGGTTTATAACAGAGATTGATGCTACTAATATTTTAGACTTTAGAACTAAAATTAGATCTATCACTAATAATAATGATAACATGGACGAAGCAATCATGGGAATATCATATGACCCAGATGGAATTGCTACTCAAGTTTCTGTTTGGGATGGTCATTACAACATTGATGTTGATGATGATTCTCTCTTACGAAAAATGTACACTCTTTTTTATGGGAGACGAGATACCTGTAGGGGTGTTGTATCTTTGCCAAAAGAGGGCACAGATATTAAATTACAATTGGTATTCAACTACCCAGAAGTTTTTGATAACGATAATGAGTTGTTTCTCAATAAATCTATTACAAATATGACTATGGTTGATGCGTATCTTGATGTGCTTTCTCGCGATGGTGGACTAGAACTCATTACAGTTGAGCAAAAAGACTATATCAAATCTGTGTGTGTCGGTCAATCCACATTTGAATTAGAATATATTATTGCTAAAGATGGAACGGTTAAAGATCTTTATGTTGATCATTGTCGTGTTAGAGAATTTGAAGACTTGACAGCATGATGGATTGCTGATATGCTTTCTAAGCATTGAGCAAACCAATGGACTTGACAAACCCACCATCTCATAGTGATTTAATTCACTATCAAATTCAAGCAATGTTACGAGAGAATTCATTTCCCGAGAATGAGTTAAAATATCTTGGTGTGCGTGATGGTGAGCACTGGTATTTGATTGCTGGTGAACATGAAGTTCCCGCAGGGTCTATCGAAAGTCTAGATCAGGTCGATTCCCAATAGTTAAATAAACATGAAGTTCCTTGAATATTCATTGGAACCACTGTAAAATACCCTAGTAAATACGAGAGCAAATGGACTGGACTAACACCACGAAACATGAAAAACGTAAAGATGCGTTCTACATTTTCTATGAAAGTGTATTAAAACCAGACCATGAACTGCGTCAAGACGCACATGATCAGCAATGTTATCATGAATTGCTTGAATGGCGTGGTGAACTTATTGCTTATCTTGATAAACGGAGAAACGAAGAGTTTCAATGACAACACCAAAACATTTTATGGACAACCGCCCTGTTCTCACCAATGATGAAGTCCAACAAGAGTATTCCAAGCAACGCAAATGTCGTATGCAAGATGCTATCGATGATTACCTCAACGATGACAGAGTATCAAGCAAGCAAGCATATGAAGAGATGCTATCTTGCATCGATGATGTGATAGAATACCACAAGACTGCCTATTGTCGTGCTATGTCTCTTAGAGATTCCATGACTGGTGAATCTGTGCTAAACTTACAACACCGTATCCCTGCCCGTTACTGACATGACAGAAGAAGATTTTAAAAAAGCAATGGAAAACATTCTGATGATGCAGAATAACAATGATGCTAACTTTCAGATTCTTCAACATCAAATTGACAATCTTCAACGTCAATTGACTGAACTAAATGATCTCAAAGAGATGTTCCGTCTACCTAAACCAGAGAACAAAGATCGGAAATTGTTTGATGAAGCAGACTGATTTTGAGTTGCTCCAACCTGTTGAGTATCACAACCTCACAGGTTACATTTCTTTCATTAGTGAATACTATATCAGTATAGTATACAAAGACATCCCATTACCTGAGTCAGCAAACTCACGGTGGGGTCGTCATTATTGTACAATCATTGTTTATCCCCCCTATTGGCATGAAATACGCAGTCGTTTGGATGAAGAACAAGAAAAAGGGAACGAGTCGCCAAGAAGCGATCTTCTACAATTTGGAAGATGCCGCTCTGTGGGAGCAGCACATAAACAAAACGGTACACGCAAAGACTAACATTGTGCCTATTTTTGGGGACAGTTAATGAACTGGACTAGGGGGTTGACAACCCCCTTTTTTCATGCCATACTATATCTGTACTCAACCAAAGGGCAATGACCGTCTCTCCTCTCTTCCGCAAGCAGATCAGATCTGTGCTGAAGAGAATCTCCAACAACAAAAAGAGTCTGGTCCCTGACACTCAAAATACTGATCAAAACTCTGGTCAGACTTTTGAGGCTCTTGTTCTCGATGACCTAATCTTCGAGTTTGCTTTGGTTGAGGTGGAGAATCTTACCACTTCACAGAAGAAAAAGATTCATCCTAAAGCAACACCTAAGTGCCGTGTTTTCTATGGTGCTTGTGAAGATGGCAAAACTGTTTATGTTCTTGATCTTCCCAAAAGCACTCCTGACTTCATCGTGGTTCACCCTGATGAGATTAAATTTATTGAATGTAAGTCTATCTTCTCTGGATCAAAGACTCCCAAATTCAACGCTGGTCTGAATGATCCACAGAAAGTTAGAATGACTATCTACTTGACTTACAAGGCAGATGGTAATGTGATTATTATGCGTCATGGTGAGCAAATTATCAGTGATGAAGAGGCAAAAGCACTTCAAGAGTATTCTAAACTGATGGAAGAGTATTCTAATACTCTCAAGAAACAGTTTGGATCTAAACTTGGCAACATCAAACCAGAATATGCTAAGCGATTTGAGCACACTGATGCTGACCTCTGGGAGTATTCAGAATCTCTTGAAGAGCAAGCACTCAATCTGTTTGATAAATAAACTCTGATTAAGCGAAGACGAGGGAGTTTATCTCCCTCAGGTAGTTTGATCTTACTGTTCAATTAAGAAAGTAAACTAATGAAAACTAAAAACTTTGACGATTGCTGTGGCATCGTCCCATATTCCTTTGTGGAATATCTAAGGCTCAAAACTTGTCCAGTACAACGTAACCACGTTAAACGTGCTCGTGACAAGAAAACAAAAGAAAAACTAGGTATCTTACTTCCTCAGCATACATTTATTGCTACTGCTGAGTTGACCCAGGACTCGTTTGATCCCACTAATGGTGAGGTCTACAAAGCGGGAACTGTATTCCTAGTTGACTCACATACTAGACGAGAGTTCTGGAAACTTGGTGAATCTGATGCGTTGCCAGAGAAACTGACATCGCAACACTATAAAGTAAATTCTGTTGAAAATCTTCGCAAACTTTACTATACATTTGACAACACTACAAATACTGAGAAGTCTGCAGACCTAGCATATGGTGCTGCTCGCTATCTTGGTGTTGAGTTTAAGAACCACAAATTGTATCAGGTTACTGGATTGACTTGGGCAGCACATTTCTACTCAAAGCAACAGTTTCCTAAGACAAGTGGTTATGATGGTGACAAACTAATTGATGTAATTAAGGAGTTCACTCATGAACTTCTGTTTCTTGATTCATTCATCTGGGATAAGAAGATTGACATTCCTCACCCATTGAGGTCTGCTTCTCTTATGTTCTTGAAGAAGTACAATTGTGATACGTATTCACGTAAGATTGTACAACGTGTCTTCCAAGATGAGTTTGCTGCCAAAGATGATAACAGACGTTTGGATGCTGTTACACATATTCTGGAGTGGTTGAAAGATAAGAATGCTGAATTCGCAGCAAACTTTAATACTATTCCTGTTCTTACTGAGAAGTTCTTGTATTGGTTGAACCAGGCATATCTGGAAGATACTACAGGTAAAGAACGTCTAGAGAAGAAAGGTGTGTCTACTGATGTACTTGACAAGTATGTTAGAATTTCTAAATTGGAACTAGTTAACGCTTGATGTACAACATTCTTGCTGGCGATTGTCAACAGGTTCTCTCCACTTATGGGGAGAACTTTTTTCATTCTTGTATCACTGATCCTCCCTATGGTATGGGTATGGAGCATTGGGATCATTCTGTTCCCGATGTAAACATTTGGCGTGAGGTATATCGTACACTCCGCCCTGGAGCATTTTGTCTTGCATTCTGTTCTCCTGAATTGTATCACAGACTCGCATGTAATGTAGAAGACGCGGGATTTATGATTAAAGATCAGATCATGTGGATGACCACCACTAAGATGCCCAAGTATAATAAACTTAAACCCGCACATGAACCCATTGTTGTAGCACAGAAACCGTACAAAGGTACGCTCAAGGATAACTTTGAGGAATGGGGATGCGGAATGATTGATGTAACTAACACTCGTATTCCGTGGGATAAGAAACCTCCTACTGGTTGGGTGGCACAAGGTGCTAAACGTCGCACATTTGGTAAGGATGGCAAAACTACAGGTACACAGAAAGAGTTTGGAACTGTAGATGCTAATCCTGATGGACGTTATCCATCAAATATCATTGGTGATGTACAACATGAGCATCAAAAGTATTTCTATGCTCCTCGTGCCACACGTAAAGAGAAGGGACAAGATAACGATCATCCTACAGTCAAACCAGTGAGTTTGATGGAGTATCTTATCAAGATCTATTCTCCTGTTAATTCTATGGTGCTCGACCCATTTTGTGGTAGTGGTAGCACTGGTGTTGCTGCTATGAATATCAATAGAGATTTTGTTGGAATCGACATGGATGAGCACTATTGCCAAGTGGCATCTGATCGTCTAAGATCAGTGTGTCCTGAGACCCCTCCAGAATCGCCTGTAAGCGTCCTGAATCACCTATGACTGACCAGACCACTGATGTGCCCCTAACGCCTTCACAGATCCGATTCTTGTTGGATATGATGATGGGGTGTCCTTTGGGGCACAGTCAACAATACTCATACCACCACGGTGTGAACGATGCTGAGTTGTACGACCACTTGCTGAACTGTCTACCAATTGCCCACAGACCCTCTGAATGATGTATTCTATAGAAGTCGTCAAGGGAACACCACATGACCGTTCAAGTCGTCAAGCACTCCTTCTACAAGATCGAGATCGACACTCATGAGGCACCACAGCAACCCATCGTATACTTCCGCAAGACTGGCAAGTGTACTACTCAAAGCGGCATGGATCGTCAGCACGACCGCATTGTGATGGAGACTGTTGAGGCATGGCGTCCATTCTCACAGCAGATCCGTCGTTACACCATCTCTCGTGTGCCAGCTGACGTAGTGGTCGGTGGCGAGATCCGCAAGGCATAATCTACCCTATACTATTCACATCGACACAAACACCATGACTGCCACCTTCGCTGACTACGTTGCCACACAGGATGCTCGCAACGACATCCAACTCAAGGTACATGAGTATTGCCTGATGCTCTGTGAAGCACTAGAGCAAGACTTCAAGAGGGATAGCATTCGTCGCGCTAACTTCTTCAATCATACTGAACCTGAATACAAAGCACAGCGTCTTGCTTCTATTGAGCGCGGTGATTGCCTGTATAAGTTCATCATTGAGAGTGGTCGTAAGTATCACAAGATCATCATGGTGACTGATAGTGGTAATCGTAGCGTACATGCATTCATTAACATGAAGACAGGTGAGTTGCATAAGGCAGCATCATTCAAGACACCAGTCAAAGAAGCGCGTTTTGATCTTCGTATCATCCGTGAGCGTGAGTTTGTGCTAGAGAATGCTGACTGGTCTGGTGGTTATCTCTACAAGAATGCATACTATCAGGGTGCTTGACACCACACCCAATACATAGTATACTAACTTCATTCGCTTATCTCAAATGACTGCTCCCGCGTTCTATCTGGTTGCTGATGGTAATGCATTTGCCATTGAAGAAGACGGTTATATGTTTGGTGCTCCTGTCGATGATGATGGTAGCGTAATCTGGGATTGTGCTTACGACTTCAATCCTTGTGATGAAGATGTTGAATACGTAGCACACATGTGTCAATTACTTCAACACGCACAATCACTCACTATTGAACAAACCAACGAGGTCTTTGTCAAATGAACATGTTAGCGGATCACATCAAGGAATTCATCCAACCTTATCCCAATCGTTATACTCGTGGTGATTGGGAGATTCGTGTACTTCCGCACGAAGATCTAGATTATGATGGCGTACAGAAGTATTGGCGCTTATTCAAGAAGTTTCCTAACGATTTTGCTGCTGCTGCAGCATCTCTACTCCCTAAGGATGTAGAATTCATTCAGTACGACCACCTCGCCAACATCCTCTTCGCTAAAAAACTATGAGTAACTTCAACATCACTGATGACTCCGCAACTGTTGATCGTCTGTCACAACAACGTGATGACATCTATGACTGGTGTGTTGAGCGTTTCCGTTATCACATGGCAAATGATAACATTGATGAAGCATTAGCACTTGCTGATGAGTTCTTTGAATGGATGGACCCTGACAACATGGAGAAAGAAGAGACTGCATTCTTTAATGAAGATGAACTCTTGAATTTGTACCTATCACTCCCGGAGAACTATGGCTGAAGAAGACTACGAAATCTCTCCTGATATGGCAAAACTCATTGTATCTTACATGGATTCATGTAATAATCAAGAGTATGCTAAATCTGAACTCTTATTACAACAAATCAAAGAACAAGGTGCAATTGATCATGAAAAACGTTCTACTTAGTCTATTAACAGCAGTATCACTTACTACAGCACCAGTATTTGCTGATGATAGTAAGATCACCAAAGGATACAACACCATGGATAGTATGGGTTGTATGTTGTTAGGTGAGTGTACTGATGGTGTCAAGAAAGTATACTCTATGCTTGATATCTCATCAGAATATGACAACATAGAACCTTTCACTAGTGTCACTGGTGAGTTTCATAATATGTTACACTCACTCAATCAAGTTGGTGTGAATGTATTCCTTGCTGATAGTAAGTATTTCCCTA